TTCTGAAACTAATTGGCTGTCTATGTTTGGCGGTGGTGTTGGTATCGGCTTTGGGATACGTTCGGCGGATGATAAATCTACTGGCGTTATGCCGCACCTCAAGATTTACGATGCATCGAGCTTGGCTTATCGCCAAGGCCGTACTCGCCGTGGAAGTTATGCTGCTTACCTTGATATTAGTCATCCTGATATTATTCCCTTCTTAGAGATGCGTAAGCCAACCGGTGATCCGAATGTCAGATGTTTGAATCTACACCATGGCATCAATATCACCGATGATTTCATGCAACTAGTTGAAAATTGCATGTTGGATCCCCAGGCTAGCGATGACTGGAAACTTATTGATCCGAATACAAAAGAAGTTCGTGAGACAGTATCAGCAAAACATCTGTGGCAGCAAATTCTAGAACTACGTATGCATACAGGTGAACCATACATTCACTTTATTGATACTAGCAATCGCCACTTGCCACAATGGTTGAAAGATAAAGGACTAAAGGTTCACCAGTCAAATCTGTGTTCTGAAATTATTCTACCAACAGATGAGAAGAGAACTGCTGTGTGTTGTCTGTCTTCTTTAAACTTGGAGTATTATGATGATTGGAAAGATAACGAACTATTTCTTCGGGACGTTGCGGAGATGCTCGATAACGTTCTTCAGCACTTCATTGATAATGCTCCTGATAGCATATCACGCGCAAGATACTCTGCTTCTATGGAACGCTCTATTGGTATTGGTGCCCTCGGCTTTCATGCTCTTCTACAAAAGAACAATGTAGCATTTGAAGGTGTAATGGCGAAAGTATTAAATAATAAGATTTTCAAACATGTTAGGGAGAAACTAGATGAAGCGAATCTTCAACTCGGTCTGGAACGCGGTGAAGCACCCGATGCCGTGGGCACTGGCAAGCGTTTCAGTCATCTTATGGCTATTGCTCCAAATGCTTCTTCGTCTATCATTATGGGAAATACTAGCCCTAGTATTGAGCCTTATCGTGCTTGATGGTTCATGTCAACATTTAGATATGTTGGATGAAAATGAAAAGGCTGTTTTTAAAACATCCATGGAAATTGACCAACGTTGGGTAATTGAACATGCATCAGATCGTCAACAATATATTGATCAAGCACAATCTCTTAATCTGTTCTTCCGTCCAGATGTGAATATTAAATATCTACATGCGATTCACTTCTTGGCATGGAAAAAAGGTCTGAAGACTCTATACTACTGCCGTAGTGAGAAACTGGCTAAAGCAGATAAAGTTTCGAAACGAATCGAGCGTGATGTTATTAAAGAACTTGACATGAGCGCTATTGCTCAAGGCAACGAATGTTTAGCTTGCGAGGGATAAATGGCATACTCAACTAAAATCATAGATCATTATGAAAACCCCCGTAATGTTGGTTCTTTTGATAAAAATGATAATACTGTTGGAACAGGTATGGTCGGTGCACCAGCCTGTGGTGATGTGATGAAACTACAAATTAAAGTCGATGATTCTGGTATTATCACTGATGCTCGTTTTAAAACTTATGGATGTGGATCTGCAATTGCTAGTTCATCTCTCGTAACCGAATTGGTTAAAGGTATGCATCTGGATGAAGCTGCTAAAATACGCAACTCTGAAATTTCAGAACAACTTTCTTTACCACCAGTAAAAATTCATTGTTCAATCCTTGCTGAAGATGCAATTAAAGCCGCAGTTAAAGATTACAAAGAAAAACATGATTTCATTAACTGAAATTGCTGCATCAAAGATAACATCTCATTTATTAAAAAGAAAAACAAGTATTGGTCTCAGACTTGGTGTTAAAACAACTGGATGTTCCGGTTTGGCATATGTATTAGAATATGCAGACAAGTTAGAAGAATCGGATATTGTTTATGAAGATCGTGGCGTTAAATTGATTATTGATCCAAAAAGTTTAGTTTACTTAACTGGATTGGTTGTGGATTATAAACGAACTGGTCTCAACGAAGGTTTCGAATTCAGTAATCCAAATGAACGTGATCGTTGTGGTTGCGGAGAAAGTTTCAGAGTATGATAAATTTAACAGAAAATGCTAAGAATCAGATAAATGAAATTCTCTTAGATGATGGTGGTAAGTATGTGAGGGCATTTGTCCAAGGTGGAGGATGTTCTGGATTTTCATATGGATTTATGATTGAAGAAGAAAAGGCAGAAGATGATTATGTTTTTGACAATCTATTGATTGACTCAATGAGTATGCAATATTTCGAAAATGCTACCATTGATTACACTAGTGGTGATCTAAGAGGTTCTCAATTCATTATAAGTAATCCTAATGCCAAAACTACATGTGGTTGCGGTAGTTCTTTTGCAGTTTAATTTATAAAAGGAAAAAAATGAAAAAGTTATTAATAACACTACTATTCGTACCATTAATTGCATTTGCACAAAAAGAAAAGGCCGGTGTCACATACGATGTACTACTCACAAGAGTCATCGATGGCGACACCGTAGCCTTTCAAGCCAACTGGCTGCCAGACCCTCTTAAGAGAATATTATGGTGAAGCAAAAACTTCATGGTGCTAATATGAAAAAGGTTATAAGATTTACAGCTTCGTGGTGCCAACCTTGCAAAGCACTAAGTAAAACCTTAGAGAATATGGATATAAAAATTCCTATTGATGTTGTCGATATTGATGAAGACTCAAACGCAGCAATCGAATATGGAATAAGATCGGTTCCAACCCTTCTTATAGTTGAAGATGGAACGGTCATTAAACGAATGGTTGGTTTAAAAACAGCAGAACAATTAGGGGTATGGTTAAATGATTAAGAAATTAGAAACAAAACTCACAGATGAACGAAATCATTTCAAACCGTTCAACTATCCTTGGGCTTATGATGCATGGTTGAAACACGAACAGTCTCATTGGTTGCACACAGAAGTTCCAATGGCTGAAGATGTGAATGATTGGAAAAAGAAATTAACAAATGAAGAAAAACAATTCTTAACACACATTTTTAGATTCTTCACGCAAGGTGATATTGACGTTGCTGGTGGTTACGTTCGTAACTATCTGCCGTATTTCCCACAACCAGAAGTGCGTATGATGTTGTCTGGTTTTGCCGCACGTGAGGCACTTCATATTGCCGCATACTCACACCTAATTGAAACTCTTGGTCTTCCCGAAACAACATATAATCAATTTCTCGACTATCAAGAAATGAGAGATAAACATGACTATGTTATGGACTTATCTTCACGTAACGGAACAAAAGAATCAACAGCAGAACATATTGCTGTGTTCTCAGCATTCACCGAAGGAATGCAATTGTTCTCCAGTTTCATCATGTTGTTAAATTTCCCAAGACAAGGCAAGATGAAGGGCATGGGTCAAATTGTTACTTGGTCGATTGTTGATGAGACTCAACACGCAGAATCCATGATCAAGTTGTTCCGCACATATATAGAAGAAAACAAAGAGGTGTGGAATGACGAACTCAAATCAAAAATTTACACCATTGCTGAACGAATGGTCCAGCTCGAGGATAAGTTTATTGATTTGGCATTTAGTTTGGGTAATATGGACGGGTTGGACGCTGCTGACGTTAAACGTTATATCAGGTATATTACTGACCGTCGTCTTATTAGTCTTGGCCTCAAAGGTATTATGAAAGTTAAAAAGAATCCTCTGCCTTGGGTTGAGGAAATGATCAACGCACCCACCCACACAAACTTCTTTGAGAACCGTGCAACTGATTATGCAAAAGGCGCACTACAAGGAAATTGGGGTGATGTGTGGGCTCAATAAAGGACTAAAATGTTTGGATTAAATTGGGATATGCCAAAAATTTTTATTGATACGATTCAAGAAACAAAAAGTTATTATACTGATGCAATTGTGAAAGAAGAAGTGTTAAATAAAGCCTGTCACGATTTTATAAAATCACAAACAGAATTTGCTTACATGTTAAAAAACAATTTTATTAATGTATCTAAGCACTATGTAGATACACAAACAAATTATCTATTTCCTAAGATAAAGGATAAAAATGAACAAAACGATAACAGCGGAATGCCACAACTGTGAATCTTCTTATGATGTGGAATATGTCGAAGAATTAACATCGGCAGAATATCCAGAGTTTTGCCCGTTTTGCGGTGAACTGATAGAAGAGATTGCAGAATATGATGAAGATGATGAAGATTCGGACAATCAAGAATGGGATTAAGTTGGTTATATAACAATCAAGACTTCACCGAAGATTTAATTAATGAATATTATGGTTTTGTCTATAGAATCACAAATAACACAACTGGTAAACAGTATATCGGCAAAAAATTCTTTTATTCTTCAAAAACAAAGCAAGTTAAGGGAAAAAAGAAACGTTTTAAAATATCTAGTGATTGGCAAACTTACTATGGTTCTAATGAAGAACTTAAAAAAGACGTTTCAACTTACGGTAAAGAAAATTTCAAAAGAGAGATAATGCATCTATGTAAATCAAAAGGTGAATGTGGTTATCTTGAAGCAAAAGAACAGTTCATCAATGGTGTTTTAGAAAGTGATGTATATTATAATTCTTGGATTATGGTTAGAGTAAGAAAATCACATATCAAAGGATTACAATGTTAAGTTACCTTGAAGATGTAAGAGATTATGATACACTATGGTTTTTACCAATAGAAGATGAAGAATCTTCACTTCATGTAACAGCAAATCAATATAAAGAAGCCGGAGAACCTATTGACGGTGGTTTGATGGGTCCGGCATGGCACATAGTATTATTTAAATCAGAACAAAACAATATTGATAAACTAGATTACTTTGATGCAATATTGACGGATCCCAGAGAATACATTTCATCTTTAATACCACAAGGCTGGTATGGGTTAGTTGCTAGAAAAACAACAACCTCCAATAAATTTATTGAAAGTGTCATTGACAAGATCAAAAACATGTGATAGAATTTGTGAAATTGAAACTTTGTAAGGTTTGTTATGATTCTCGTTGATCTAAATCAGGTATTGTTGTCCGGTCTAATGGCACAGATTGCCAGCCAAAAAGGAATTAAACTGGAAGAGAGCCTGGTTCGCCACATGATTCTAAACATCATTAGGACTCATGTTAAAAACTTCCGTAACGAATACAATGAAGTTGTTCTTTGTTGTGACAACCGAAAATACTGGCGGCGTGAACTATTCCCCTTCTATAAAGCAGGACGCAAAAAGACCAGAGAAAAATCTGATTTGGATTGGCATCTCATCTTTGATATGTTGACAAAATTCAAACAAGAACTGAAAGAATATTTTCCTTACAAAGTTGTTGACGTTGAAGGCGCCGAAGCTGACGATATTATTGGTACTCTTGTGCCTCGTCACATTATGCATGAAAATATTCTAATCATCTCTAGTGATGGTGACTTCCTGCAATTGCAACAATACAATACTTCATCAAGCAAGTATAGTGTCAAGCAATATAATCCTGCACAGAAGAAATTTATCATTTCTGAAAATCCTTTGATGGAATTAAAAGAAAAAATCATTCGTGGTGATAAAGGTGATGGCATTCCAAATATTTTGTCTCCATCGGATTGTTTTGTTCGCGAAGTACGTCAAACAACAATTTCCAAGATCAAATTGGAAAAGTTGATGGAGAAAAACTACGCCGATTGGGATAATGAGAATGAGAAAATTGGTTTTTCAAGAAATCAAGCACTAATTGATCTCAGTAACATTCCAAACGATATCAAAGACAAAATTATAAATACTTATGATGAAGTCAAA